TGACGCGGCATTAAGGTTAGCGGTCTTAACTACAGCATCCGCATTCATTCCGCCGATGCGTCTAATTTCGTTTACATTTAACTTTGTGATCCGTTCGAGATCGTCCGCATTCTCATTCCCTATCTCAATCGCTTTTCGAGCCGCTTTGTTCGAGGCGGACTTTGCCATCATCCCGCCAATAACCGCACCAGCAATTTGCCAAACCATACTGTTATCCCGCGTTAACGCTGAGTGTTCCGAAGATCGCCAGAACGTGTGTCGGACCTGGCAGGTCTTGCGTAACCGTGACTAGACCTTCAAGGTCGTAGCCAATGTTTTGGATCTTCACATCACCGGTTGTTTTTGGTTCCGGTGTACCCATCGTTGTAGATGGATGCCGAACAGGCGGCAAGATGGAATTGATCCTCGGAAATAATGAATCATGTAGGCGTACATAAATTTCGTTCCATCGTTTGCGCCTTCCCTGGGCAGTGCCGGCAGGGTTCCCATCCTCAACTGGTAACGTGACAAGAGTAGAGGTGTACTTCAAACCAATGCTTGCAGATGTAATAGCACTGCCTAGAGTGATCGCTCCTGACGAAACCACCGCATCAGGATAAACAGCGTTATCACCTAGAATAGAAACGGTCTTGCCTTCGAGGTGACCAAGACCTGAGATAGATGTGATCGCCGAGCCAGAATACGTTAAACCGGAATCAACATTAATGTCTGGGTCGAGGTATTCGACATAGCGTTTAGTGACACCACCAATAGTCCGCTTTGCAATAACCCACACCTGGTCGGTTGTATTTTTCGGAATCGAAGCAACACTCTCAATCGTTCCATCAGTTGTGTGTTTGTGCCAGGCAACTATCTTTCTTTGCTTGTCATAAGTCATACCAATCATCACGCCGTCGTCGCGTACAACCCAGAGAATTGTATCGGGCACCGATTGATATGCTGTTTCTTTAATTCCTGCCTGTGTGATGTGTTCCGCCAGGAAGGTTAGATCCTCAGATTCGTAGATGTCTTGATTGAATGCATATTCATAAGAACGAATCTTGGTGCCAGTGCCATCTACGAAAAGGGTCTGGTAACCAACATGCCGTGGTTGAATGTTTTTACCACCGTATGATGTTTGACGAGTAACCTTTACGTTGGATGGCGTAAGTGCCGAACCACCACCAGAGACTTTGAATTCACCACCAGCCGTGCCAACCAATAGCACCTCGGTCGATGACATCCACTGCACCTGGTTAACACGGTAGGATGCTATTTGATATTCCAGTGCGTCAGCATCATTCACGCCGGTAGTAAAATCTTCAAATGCATCGGTTTTTGAACCAAAGATGCTCTGAGGTTTAGCCGTTGTACCACCCACCCACAACCGCTGTTGATGGAAAGTGATTGATCGCGGATAACCGTCACTTGCGTTCCACTTCGGTGCGGTGAAGGTTGGCGCGGCCAACGCCCAGGATGTGTTCCCTGTCCTGGTCAACTTTTGCGGTGCTACTGATGGGTGAACGAAATACATCACATCCGCCGATTGCGCGACCTGGAGTTCACCCAACTGTGCCGATGTCCACGGTGAAACAATCTCATATGCCGTTGCTGTCGCTAATACAGCGGTTGCTGCCGCGCTCGTACCAGGACCACCAAACGTAATTGTTGGTGCCGTCACATAGCCTGTACCCGCATTCGTCACTGATACGGCAGTCACGGCACCAGCAGAAATAGTCGCGGTGCCTGTCGCAGTCGTACCACTAGGCGGCGCACTAAAAGTTACAGTCGGTGCCGACGAGTAGCCAGAACCACCCGCAGTTACTGAAACTGAGGCAACGATTGAAACACTAATCTGACCATTGCCCGTGTAAAACCGCATGTACAAATTACCCAATTCAAGAATGTAGGATTGGGACCGATTAAATTCAAAACGAATTAATCGCGTTACGTTTGCAGATGTTTTTACCTCCGAAACAAAATGAGTACCTGATCTACGCTGTGCGCCACCGTGCGCTTTGATAATAAAATTTTCACAGGTCTTCACACCGGATTGATAACGCTCCGTGTCTACACGGCCGTGTAGAAATGGAGACAGCTCACCCGACGAAAAGTTGGTGAAGATTGCGTTAGAGCGCGCCATCTACCACCAAGCCCTCCCGAATCGCATACCACTGGTGTCGCCTGTATTACGTACATGCTCCAATCGAGTATTGACCCAGTAGTCCCTACTCGACTCGACATTATCGACACCTTTAGCCTCGTCTAGTTTTGACATGTACAGCGTCCACATTTGCTGTTGCAGTCCATTCGACTGAACCAACGAGTAGCAACCATCCGCCGCCAGGCGCGCAGAGATAACCGCTGCCAGGAGTGGATCTAAATCACCCACATCATCCGGTCGGCCGATGTAACGAATCTTGCAGGTGTCTGCATTCGTTAAAAGGAACCGACCTTCAACCTTCCACTGATCCGTGGATGAGGTCTCATTCATCTCCATCACACGGAGACAATATGGATCGGTCGGTAAAGCAAACTGATTGTCATAACCGAACGCTGGTGTCGTGGTTGACTTAGCCAGTTGCGCTCGATTCATTAAAGAATTCCACGGGAACGAACGCATTACCGAATCGCGCACACCTTCCCAGATCTGATTCATCACCGCGGCTTCAGTTGACGTATCAGCCAACGAAGTAATGCGGTCTGCGCCAAGATGGGTGAGCCCATCATTGATGATCGATATTTTTGAAAATGCCATTCCGTTTTCCCAAAAGGATCAGGGGCCCCGAAGGGCCCCATCACCAAGATGATTACAACTTAGGCTTCGTGAGCCCCAACTTCGACGAATCTTTCTTCCTCGACGCGTGTGGCTTGCATACTGAAAGCCTGGTAAACCTGCCAACCGTATGACTTGTCAGGCCGCTCATCAATCTTCGTCATCATGTCCTTACCAATGGCAAGACCAAGACCACGTTTTTGAAAAGCCATGCAGAAGCGTTTGCTAGAAGCAATTGCTAGACGCTCAGACCGGACGAATTTAAATCCCAAAAATGAATTTATTTCGCCGGCGACAAGAGCCTTGACCGCTGCATAATCACTTGAGGTGACCTGAGTCACGCCGAGCAAGTCTTCAAGTTGCCTTGAACCGAGAACAAAATAACGGTCTTCGGCTTCAACTTCAGCGGCATCCAACAACCGCTTCGCTTGAAGGATCTTCGCCAGGGTCATACCCGCAGTACCCGCCTCAACAATCTTCTGACCGGCTGGAAGTGCAACGTTTGCTCCAGCACCGTCTACGGCATTGCCACGTGCAGCGGCAATAATCAGATCGTCGATCGCTCGACCCATTGCCCAACCACCAGCCTCTGTGTAGGGGCCTTTGGGATCAACAAGCATACGGACATCATCTGTCCAGTCGTGCATTGTCGCCCAGTGGTAGTCAACCAATGTGACTGTACGTCTTGAGTGAACCACCTCGACATTCGGAGTGTCCGCGTATCGAGTCGTTTTTGCTACTGCCGCAGTGCTTCCCAACCTTTCAAAATGCGTCTTTTCGGCATTGGTGGATTTATTCCACACCAGATTCTTTAACGCACTTCCTTTCTGTTGGGCCAGTTGCATAACGGCATCTTGGTATTGCTGTGCATACCATTGTCCGCCTGTATAGGCCATGAGGGTGTCCTCTTAAATTGAAAATAAAAAACCGGCTTTCGCCGGCACTCTGTTTCCAACGGGCTACCCTCTCGGACCCATCTGCGTTTACGCTCGTCAGCGACGACCTACCTGGCCGTGTCGTGCTGGACCTCTCGGCTAACCAGCCTGATTGAACCGTGTCGCGAATGCGTCCGGTTCACCATCGGTTGGATAAGCAGCCTGGTAGAGCGTACTCATCCGTTGAACTTCTTGATCATGTGATGGATGCGTGTTGTCATTGTACGGATGCTTCGCATTACCCAGCACATCGGAAATCTTTTCTAACGCCTCTGTTGGTGTCATCGTGAATGATCGTTGTCCACCTTCACCCATAGGACCTACCTCAGTTAAGTTGGCACCAACGCCGGCGAATGCTTTGATTAAGGCTGGGCTGTTACCCATGCCACTCTCGTCCAGTTCCTGAATCAGAGCATCACCACCATAAGTTCGAAGCGCGTTACGAGCATCTGTGATTTTGTTGTCGTAAGCGTCACCCCATTCTGTTCTCAACAACCCCACCGCTTCCTCGCGCTGTTGGGTGTACTGTTCATCAACTTGATTGTTGCCAGAACGCATCCAATCCATCATAGCGGTCGCCTGGGAATTACTTAACCCCACTTTGTGGAATTGCTCAAGAATAGCGGAGTCAGTATCAGGGTCCGATGACTCACCGACCTTGTAACCATCCGCGGCTTCGGGTCGTCCCATGCTGTTGTAAAACGCCATCCACTCTTCTTCTGACGATGCGTCGGTTGGCACCTGGGCGATACCAGGCACTTGGGTTAACTTACCCTTGAAGTCAGACCAAACATCAGCGTCGGCATCCTCGCCAGGAATACGCACACTGCGTCCTATAAATGACTGGGCATCGTTGTACGCCTTTGCGAGTGTCGCAACATCCGGTATGTCTTTAAGTGATCCGACTTCGCGCAGGTCTTCCGGTAAGGATTCGCGCCAGGTGCCAGTGGCAGTCGGTTCAACTACTGGTGCTGTTGCTTCGGTAGTGGGTTCGTCAGTTAGTTCTGTGGCCATCGTTGCTCCTTAGTTGTCCTTTTTGTGTAGGACCAAGGTGATTAAAAAATTGGCGACATCGCGTTGTCCTTCACGAAACGCCGTTTCGTATGGATCCCCAGGAACATGACTGGTCCTAAAGACATACATCTCCGATAATGCTGACAAAACATCCTCACCCTCCGGCGAGGACATTAACTTCTCCCACTTCTTTTCAAATCCTGAATCCATTAAGCGGCTTGCCCCATCGCCGCTGCGACCGCGGCCATCTGATCGTCACCGGCTTCGCCGCCAGTCTTCGCTACCTGCGCGGCCTGGTTGGCTTGCTCGATGCCCTGCTGTTGCATCTGCGCTTGCATCATCGCTTGCTGTTGCGCCTGACGCTCTGCTTTCATCTGCTGCACTTCTTCTTCCGATCGGATCGCCTCTGCTGGGACGCCTATGCGTTTAGCCAACAGCCGGCCGATGGAATCAAAGTCAATGACATCGAGAACGTCCTGATTAATCTGCGCCATCGTGCCCAACTGCTGGAACCAACGCTCGATCGCGTAGACCTCTTCCATGCGCTGTGCACGGGCTAATGGTGATACATATTCAACATCGAGATTGGCTTCGCCCTCACTAACAATCGACGGTGGTTCAATAAACTCGCCAGCGCGAAACATGGTCATAAACACACGCTTAACCAGCGGGTTCAGAAACTCAGACTGAAGCCGACCAACCACCGGACCCAGAATCTGTTGCATCAATTCCATTCGAGCCCGAACTTCTGTGGCTGTCATGTTGGGACCGTCGTGCAACTGCAACTGATCATTGAAGAATGAACGACGGATGTTGGTGATCATCTCCTGTGCTTTGATCTGCGACACCTGCCACTGTGCACCACTATTAAACGGTTTCACCGCATTCACATCGCGCACGTAGGTCAATCCACCTGGATCCAATCTGAGGTCACCAATGATCCCGTTATAGGATGCAAGCGTTGGTGGATCGATGCTCTTCTCCCAGGCGCGCATTTCAAAACGCTTTGCTTCATTCAATGTGCGAATGTCAGCACGAGCAATCAGCGCGGGACTGAATCCATAAACATCACCGGAAAGTTTCGACCATCGTGGACAAACCCAAGGCATTTCGTAGTAGCCATCTTCCATGACTAACTTTTTATCTTTCACCACCACCCAACACGACGCCCACGGCCGTTCAGCCGGCGGTGCCAGTTCACCAGTTTCTAAAACTGTCTCGCGTGGATACACCGCATGGATTAATTCAAACTCTGTATCAGGCTTTTTGTTTTCCATAGCCTGGTTAACCGACTCGCCCACATCAAAACCAGACTCTGCCGGCCACAGTTGCATGATCTGCCGCGCAGTCATCCTCATTTGCCGATAAATAGTATCGACACGGCCATCAGAATCCTCGGACAAGGCGATCTCTGATAGGTGTACGGTCTTGAAATTGAGGTGCGCTTGGGTGTCACGAGTGTTAGCGCGTTCAATCAACATACCAGCGGTGCCAAAACAACACAGATCGAGGTACAACTCGTTGACCTCGGAGTTGAAGTTCGACTCTTCGAGCGACTTGTACATCCGATTAATGCAGTCTTCTAGCCAGGTCATCGCCTCGTCGTTGTTATTCATCTCCTCATCACGGAAACGAATGTGGAACCAACGACCACTCGGCGCGGTTAACGCGCCATGCAGACCAGATGCCAGCATTTGATTTGAACTAATCGCGGTCGAATCAAACAGATCGTCATCACGCTTACGACCCTTGACCTGCTCGTTCTTGAAATAGGCTTTTGTCGGTAAAACAAAATGAGCAACCTCGTCCCAGAGATCTACCCAGTTCTCGCGTCGGGCTTGCAACGCCTCACAGCGTCTTATGATCTGTTCTGGATCTGGTTTCTTACCGTCGTACTCAGCCATTACGCACCCGCCATTAATGTCTTCGTCGTAACGCCAGTGGCTAGACTGCTATTTGCTACACCGGTTGCGCTCGTTACGATGGTAGATTCAAAACCAGAATCACTAGAACGGATACGCAACCACCGCAGATAATCTGCGTGTGTTTTTACCCAGGCCGGCGCATCTTTTGGAATGCCCATCGCCGCCCGTTGTAAGTCTGCAATGGCACTCGCGTATTGGCTATCAAGGCTAGCAAGAGCATTCGATATACGCTCACCGCCGCCACCATCGTCGTTGCCAACATTAATGTTGTTATTATTATTGTTTCTATTTTTGTTAGTGTTATTTGTCTGCACGACTTCTTTTTTCTTAAACAGGTTGCCCAGATAAACATCGGGCGGACCTTCCATA